AGTATGGCAACGTTCATCGGATATAATACTATAAACCAGTATAAAAATTATACAGTCACTAATTTTGATTTAATCAAACGTGATTTGTTAAACGCATTGACCATACGTCAGGGTGAAATGCCTGGACGTCCTAATGTTGGTACAACTATGTTTAGCCTTATCTTTGAATCGCAAAGTGAAACAACAAACCGAGCAATAACTAAAGAAATACAACGTGTGGTTGCACAAGATCCGAGAATACAGGTATCGCAAGTAAACGTCTATCCACAAGAGAACGGAATATTAATTGAACTCGAAGTTGATACAGTTTCTGGACAGCAAGGTGAGATGCTTAACATATTCTTTGATAGTCAAACAATGCGAGCCGCTTACTCTGACGTGTAGTATAAACTACCCAGTTTATTTTGTTCATAAATACTAGGTAAGGATAGATACACATGGCTAAAACTACAAGACAAACTAGTATATTTGGTGTCGAAGATTGGAAAAGAATCTACCAAACATATCGTGAAGCAGACTTTCAGAGTTATGACTTTGAAACACTTCGCAAGAGCTTTATAGACTACATTCGTTTATACTATCCTGAAAGTTTTAATGACTTTATTGAGTCAAGTGAATTTATTGCACTGCTTGACGTTATGGCGTTTATGGGACAAGCGGCTAGTTTTCGTAATGATCTCAACACTAGAGAAAACTTTATTGACACTGCTGAAAGACGTGATAGCGTAGTACGTCTTGCTGAACTAATCAGTTATACTCCAAAGCGTAACACTGCGGCAGAAGGTTTTCTAAAAGTACAAACTATAAGCACCACAGAAGGTGTAATTGATTTCACAGGTGTTAATTTATCCAACATCACAGTAAACTGGAACGATACAACAAACGCAAACTGGCTAGAACAGTTTACAGTAATTGTTAATGCCGCACTTAGTGGAAGCCAAAGATTTGGACGCCCGGGTAATTCACAAACATTACTTGGCGTACAAACAGACGAATATACATTAAACTTAATACAAGGATTCTTGCCAGTTATACCATTTAGTCAAGTTGTAAATGGAACTAATATGACATTTGAAGCAGTAAGTGCAACAAGTTTAGATGAAACATACTTGTACGAACCAGCACCTGCACCAAACGGCGACCTAAATATACTATATAGAAATGACAAACAAGGTTATGCTAGTGCAAACACTGGTTATTTCTTTTACTTCAAACAGGGCAGTTTGCAAGAGCAACAGTTTAACCTTGGAGAAAGAATAAGCAATAGAGTTGTCAACGTAAACATTGAAGGAATTAACAATACAGATGTTTGGTTGTATCAAATAAATGCACAAAATATAATAGAGAATGAGTGGACACAAAAAGAAAATATCTATGCAGGTGCGACAGAAGAATTAACACCCGAGCAACGTAGATACTATTCGATAACTTCAAGAACAAATGATCAAATAAATTTAAACTTTGGCGATGGAGTTTTTAGTAGTATTCCGGTTGGTACATTTAGAACGTATGTGAGAAGTTCAAACGGATTAAACTATATTATCAACACAGATGAAATGCAAAACGTAACACTCAGTATTGGATATGTTTCTAAAACTGGAAGAAACGAAACGCTTACACTGACTTGTGCATTAACACAATCAATTAGCAATGCAGACAGTAGAGAAAATATAAATGATATCAAGCAGAGAGCTCCTGCAAGGTATTATACACAAAATAGAATGGTAAACGGTGAAGACTACAACAACTTTCCGTACACTTTATATTCAACAATTATAAAATCAAAAGCAGTAAACAGAAGTTCAATTGGTACCAGCAGGTATTTGGATTTAGTTGATATTACCGGAAAGTATTCAAGCACCAATGTGTTTGCATCTGATGGAATGATATATGAAAATACCGAAGTTCCAAGTTTTACATTTACATTTATTGATCAAAATGATATCACAGATGTTATTATAAACCAAGTAGAGCCTGTGCTCTCTAGTCGAGGCATGCAGGAGTTTTACTATGAAAACTTCCTTCGTCCAAGTCTAACAACACTGAATTTAGAATGGTCACAAAGCACAACATCAAACAACGAAACTACAGGATTTTTTAAATTTGTTGCAAGTGGTGCACCTGCACCAGTTGGACCGCAAGCGTCTGACAACAAAAAATATATTGCACAAGGTGGTCTAATAAAGTTTGTTCCACCAGCTGGTTATATTTTTAATAGACTCAACAGACTACGGGTAGGATCTGCAACACTTCCGGGTGATAAAACAGAAATATGGGCAACGGTAACTGCATTAGAACTAGATGGAACAAATTTTGGTGTTGGAAATAATGCAGACGGAACAGGGCCAGTAACACTTAACAATTTTATTCCAACACTTGCAATACCAACTACAGTGATTGTTAATTTTATAACTGATTTACCAACTGCTATCGAAACTACAATGAGACAGAATATCGAACTCTATAGAAACTTTGGACTAGGCTATGATAATACAAATGAAACTTGGTATGTAATCACTGCAACTAACCTTGATAGTAGTGTTACTTTTAGTTTAGCAAATGCACAGAACACAAGCGGAACAGGCTTGGATAACTCGTGGTTGGTTGACTTTCAAACAGATGGTGTAACCTATACTGTCAGTTCAAGAAGTTTAGACAGGTACTGGGCTAGTGTACTAGAGACACGTTTCTTTTATGATGGAACACAAAAAGTTTATGATCCAAAAACTGGAAAAGTAATAAACGATTTTATCAATGTACTAAAGATAAACAATGCCCCTGATACAAGCACACCTTTAAACAGTGATGAGATACTTGACATTATCGGGCAACCAGTTGAGTCAGATGGTTTCATTGATGACTTTAGAGTAAGAATAAGTTATAAAGATTCAGATAATGACGGTATACCAGATAATCCAGATTATTTTGAAACATTAGTTGCACCGGAAACCAACCCAAATAGCAAGAGAATATATCAACAACAAACAATTGATTTTGATAACCTCGAAAGATATACACCACTAGCAAGCGGAGTTGTTATCGGTTCGTTAGCAACAAAAGATGCAATAGAACTTGTAAAAAGTGAATACAATGATGCACAGGTGTTTTATGCATACACTGATAAAAAGTTTTATAAACTAACAGTTGCATATGATGGTGTAAGAACTGTTACGGAAGTAAGTGGATACAAAACATTTGTTGGTAGACAAGATTTAAACTTTCAGTACAGGCATAATGCTCCTTTAAGCAGACGTATTGATCCTGGTACAACCAACATAATTGATATCTATTTGCTTACGCAAGCATACTATACTGCATATCAAAATTATATTAGAGATACAACCGGTACTGTTGCAGAACCTGCACAACCAACCATTGAACAGTTAACCACTGCATATAGCACATTAGATCAGTATAAAATGATCAGTGATAATATCATTCTTAACAGTCTTACATTTAAGCCTCTATTTGGCACAAAGGCACCAACTGAACTTAGAGCAACTATAAAGTGTGTAAAAAATGCAACTAGTACAGTTAGCACAAGTGAAATAAAAAGTCAAGTGATAAATGCAATTAATCAGTACTTTACTATTGACAATTGGGATTTTGGAGATACTTTCTTCTTTAGTGAACTAAGTTCATATTTGCATGATCAACTTGGAAGTATAATCAGTACTGTGGTACTTGTTCCAACAAATCCTCTTAAATCTTTTGGTGATTTGTATGAGATCCGTTCGCAATCAAATGAGATATTTACTAATGCGGCAACTGTGAATGACGTAGAAGTTATAGATGCATTAACTAGTAGCCAACTTAGAACTGCACCAAATAGTGGAGTAGTTTAAACTATGGCTAATAAAATACGCTCAGAAGATTTTTTACCAGAAATTTTTCAAACACCGGCTAACAAGCAACTTCTAAGAAGTACACTTGACCAGCTTACACAAAATCCAAAGCTAAAACCTACTGAAGGTTACATTGGACGTAAAATTGGTCCTGGCGTAACTGCAAGTGACAATTATATTCTTGAGCCAACACAGACAAGAACAGATTACCAATTAGAGCCCGGAGTTGTACAGTTAATAAAAGATACACAGACTGTTGAAAATGCAATTACATATCCTGGAATTATTGATAGTCTGGAGATGCAAGGTGCTGATGTAAAACGTGATGATAGATTATTTGATAGTCAGCATTATAGTTTTGATCCAATGATAGACTTTGACAAGTTTGTTAACTTTGGACAATATTATTGGATACCAGCAGGCCCAAACAGTGTTGATGTGTTTTCAGATGGTGTACCAACAACTGATACATTTGATGTTACATACGACGAAGGTTATAGATTTTCAGGAGAAGCA